AGCGAACGTTGGTTCCGGTTTAATTGCGTTAAACATTTCTGTAACCAATGACTATCAGTCTAACGTTGGTTCCGGTTTAATTGCGCTAAACACTTCCATAACAAATGCATATCAGGCAAACGTTGGTGCCGCTAGAATTGCCGACCAAGCAACAAGCCAAGCGAACGTTGGCGCTGGTTTAATTGCTCTAAACACTTCCGTAACAAATGCATATCAGGCTAACGTTGGTTCCGGTTTAATTGCGCTAAACACTTCCATAACAAATGCATATCAGGCAAACGTTGGTTCTGGATTAATAGCAAATAAATTAGCATCCGATGCAAACGTTGGCGCTGGTTTAATATCTTTAAGTACCAGCATAACCTCGGCTTACCAAGCGAACGTTGGCGCAGGACTTATCACTGTAACTAATAATTACCAAGCTAACGTTGGACAATTAAGATTAGATGCCGGGAACGCCAATACATCTCTTGCTGCCAATATTGGTGCCGCTAGAATTGCAGATACTGCTTCAGCACAAGCTAACGTTGGTTCCGGTTTAATTGCGCTAAACACTTCCGTAACAAATGCATATCAGGCTAACGTTGGTTCTGGATTAATAGCAAATAAATTAGCATCCGATGCAAACGTTGGTTCCGCAATTGCACAAGGTCAAGCAAACGTTGGTGTAGGATTTATTACTGTAACTAATGCCTATCAGGCTAACGTTGGTGCCGCTAGAATTGCCGACCAAGCTACAAGTCAAGCGAACGTTGGTGCAGGACTTATCACTGTAACTAATAATTACCAAGCTAACGTTGGTGCAGGTCTAATTACGAAAGTCGCAAAAGCTGGCGACACAATGACGGGAACGTTGTCAACTTCCGGTACATTGATTGGTTCTTCATTAACATCTAACAATATTGTAACAGTCAATACACATTCTGTTTATGAAGCAACTGCTGTTACAACAGGTAACACCGCACAATTTACATTAGACTCTTTCTCAACAACTGCATTCCGTTCTGCAAAATATCTAGTGCAAGTTACCAGCGGTTCTTCTTATGAATTGTTGGAGATGACACTGATACATGACGGAACAACTGTTTACTTGTCTCAATATGGCAACATTAAAACAGGTGCAACACTTGCGGTATTTGATGCTTCAATTTCAGCAGGCACTCTAAGTGTAGTGGCTACACCTAACAACGCAATAACAACATTCAAAACTGCTGCTACATTGATAGCTACATAATAAAATAAAGTAAAAGGGGATAGTGAACCTTGGCTTCTAATCAAGATTTCGTCGTAAAGAATGGCTTGACCATTGGTACAAGCAGAGTCATTGCAGCCAATGGTGTTTGGATTGGTGCTGCAACTAATCTTATCGGTCCTCAAGGTGCTCAAGGCGCACAGGGCGCAACAGGACCTCAAGGTGCTACAGGTCCACAAGGTGCTCAAGGACCAACAGGCGCAACCGGACCACAAGGTGCTCAAGGTCCTCAAGGCGCACAAGGCGCTCAGGGCGTAACTGGTCCTACTGGACCAACTGGTCCACAAGGCGCTCAAGGTGCTACTGGACCAACTGGCCCACAAGGCGCGCAAGGCGCAGCGGGACCCACTGGGCCAACAGGACCTACTGGTCCCACTGGGCCAACAGGACCACAAGGCGCAACTGGACCAACCGGCGCTACAGGTCCTCAAGGCGCACAAGGTGCTCAAGGCGCAACTGGACCGACAGGACCTACAGGCGCTACAGGTCCTCAAGGTGCAACTGGACCAACGGGAGCTACAGGTCCGCAAGGTGCAACTGGACCAACCGGCGCTACAGGTCCTCAAGGCGCACAAGGTGCTCAAGGCGCAACTGGACCGACAGGACCTACAGGCGCTACGGGTCCTCAAGGTGCTCAAGGACCAACGGGAGCTACAGGTCCGCAAGGTGCAACTGGACCGACTGGACCTCAAGGTGCAACAGGACCGACTGGACCGACTGGAGCACAAGGAGCAACCGGCTCCCAAGGTGCTCAGGGTCCAGCCGGACCTACTGGACCCACTGGTCCTTCTGGTGCATCAATTTTAGGTTCAACTAATAATTGGACTGGCTTAAATTATTTTGTCGCCAATCAAAATACTGGACCTGGTTCGAATCCTCCATTACAAGCATATGGAACAACAAGTGGAGCAATGATGTCCTTCCATCGTGGAGGATATTATGCAGTCAACTTCGGTTTGGATTCAGATAATGTGATGCGTATTGGTGGTTGGTCCGCTCCTGCCAGTCTGTGGCAACTGGATATGTCTGGAAATGAGTATCTTTCAGGTTCTTCACGCGCACCAATATTCTATGACTCAAATAATACAGGTTATTATACAGACCCTGCAAGCACATCTTCTCTAAATGCATTGACAATGGCCGGTTCGATTACGACACCGACCGGCACATCGATTTACATAGGTAATCAAAACGTATCTACATCATCTCGTCTGATTATCAATTGGCATGCCGATTCAGACTACAATTATTTAATTGGAAAAAGGGCAGGAGCGTGGACTCAGCCCATGGATATTGCATTCTACACAGGTATTCGTTATCATGCACACAACGCATATGGTGGCCATAAGTTTTATACAACAGGTTATGACAGTAACGAAGCAATGTCTATTGGTAATGGTGATAATAATGTGCGAGTTATTAATAACTTATATGCTCCAATTTTTTATGACAGCAATGATACAGCTTATTACATAGACCCGAACACAACAGCCACATCCATAAACGTTCGTGGGTACATAAGAAATCCTTCTATATGGATTAATGACGGTGATGACTATAACGGATATAACGAAAATATTAGACTGTTTAATGCACCAAACGGCGTATCAGTTATTGCTTTTAGTGCGTCCGGAACCAGCGGTACACCAACAACGTCAATTCTCGGTTACAGCAGTTACATGGAAAGAAGGGTCTCGGACGGCTGGCAAGAAAGGATGTATAGCGGATATTTAGAAGCATCTGGTTCATATCGAGCACCAATTTTCTATGATAGCAATAACACCGGGTACTACGCCGACCTTAATGGTACAACCTACTGTTATTATTTACAATCAGCAACTTCCCTTAGAGCCGATTCCGATAGAAGAATTAAAGATAACATCAAAACTATCGACAACGCAATTGATAAAGTTAAGCGACTAAGAGGAACATACTTCACACGTAAAGACTTAGCTGACAAGACGAAAAAACATGTGGGTCTTATTGCTCAAGAAGTTCTTGAAGTTATTCCTGAAGTTGTTGGTGGTTCTGAAGATTCTACTTATTCCGTAGGTTATGGTGAGATAGTTGCAGTTCTGATTGAAGCAATCAAAGAACAACAGGAACAAATTGAAGAAATGAGGAATTTAATCAATGGCAAGTAATCAAGATTTCATCGTAAAGAATGGCTTGACCATTGGTACGTCTAAAGTTATTGCTGCCAACGGTGTTTGGGTCGGTGCAGCAACGAATCTTATTGGTCCACAAGGCGCACAAGGTGCAACTGGACCACAAGGTGCTACAGGTCCTCAAGGCGCTCAAGGTCCAGCTGGCCCAACAGGACCAACTGGTGCTCAAGGTTTGACTGGTCCTACAGGTCCACAAGGTGCTCAAGGACCAACAGGCGCTACAGGACCTCAAGGCGCTCAAGGTTTGACTGGACCAACCGGAGCTACAGGACCTCAAGGCGCTCAAGGCGCACAAGGTTTAACTGGACCAACTGGTCCAACTGGACCTACAGGTCCACAAGGCGCACAAGGCGCACAAGGCGCACAAGGTGCTCAAGGCGCCACTGGACCACAAGGCGCTCAAGGACCAACAGGCGCTACAGGACCACAAGGCGCTACAGGACCGACAGGAGCCACTGGACCTCAAGGCGCACAAGGACCAACTGGTGCAACAGGTCCACAAGGCGCACAAGGTGCTCAAGGCTTGACTGGACCGACTGGACCGACAGGAGCCACTGGACCACAAGGCGCACAAGGACCAACTGGTGCAACAGGTCCACAAGGCGCACAAGGTCCTGCTGGTCCTACTGGACCAACAGGAGCCCAAGGCGCTCAAGGTGCTCAAGGTGCTCAAGGCGCACAAGGCGCAACTGGCCCAACAGGACCTACAGGACCTGGAACAAACTTTGCTTCTAACACAAACAGTTCAGATTTGTGGATTAGAAATACTTCACCAACAATTTATCTAAGAGACACCGACCATAATGTGTCAATGATTCATTGTAATAGTAACATTTTTTATGTCTTGCGTGGAGCAACAGATGCGACTGGCTGGTCACAAGTGGGTAGCGGTTGGCCATTAGAAATAAATTTAACGAACAATAATGCTCAATTTGGAGGTATAGTTACTTCTTTAGTGGACATGAGAGCACCAGCTTATTATGACAGTAACAATACTGGATATTACCTTGACCCTGCAAGCACATCAAAATGGAATGAATCGAATCAAGATGGTTGGCACACTTTCAACAATTATGGTTTAGGTGTAACTGGAACTTATGACAGTTATAGATTACAAACTGTTTTTGCGATGGGTTCTAGTTATAGAATGGCCGCCGATGGGTCGGCAACAAGTAACATGTATGGTATTGCTTGGAGCCATCCAAATGCAGGCAGTTTAGGTGGTGCAAACAATCTGAATGACCATGGAATGTTAATTATTAACAATGGTTCTTTCAGAGCAGCTATTTCTAGTAGAGCAGTTTTCTCTGCTGACGTTCGCGGAACAATATTCTATGATTACAATAACACCGGTTATTACTGTGACCCAAGTAGTAGTTCTTATCTCTACTCGTTAGTATTAGCTGGTGGTGCATATTTCCGCCCAAGCACTTGGATTCAATTTGACAGCACCTATGGTCTGTACTGGCCCAATAACTATGGCGCACATTTACATGCCAACGACCTTTCAACATACACACAATTTGCTTTAAGAGGTAGTAAAAATAGTTATGGCGGTATTTACGACCAGTACAGTGGCGTCAACGGCATTATGTATGATAGTGGTGGAAACGGTGGCGTTTATCGTGAAGCAAATGGCCGTTGGATTTTTTATCACAGTATCGGCAACAACTGCACAGGCTTTGGAACATCTACAACTAGTTCAGCTTACAACATTTATTGCCCCACAGGTGTTTACTCTGGTGGTCGCGTAGACGGCACCATTTTTTATGACAGCAACAACACCGGTTATTATGCAGACCTTAATAACACCACCTACTGTTACTATCTGCAATCCGCAACTTCTATTAGAGCAGATTCTGATAGAAGAATTAAAGATAATATCGAAACTATCGACAATGCACTTGATAAAGTTAACAAACTAAGAGGTGTCTCATTTACACGTAAAGACCTTGCCGATAAAACTAAGAAACACATTGGTCTTATTGCCCAGGAAGTTCTTGAAGTTATTCCTGAAGTTGTTGGTGGTTCTGAAGAATCTATGTACTCTGTAGGTTATGCAGAATTGGTTGCGGTATTAATTGAAGCAGTTAAAGAACAGAGCACCTACATAAAAGAACAAGACAAGAGAATTCTTGCATTGGAAAACAAACTTAAATAAGCCAACATTTTAGGAGAAAATAATGGCAATTACATATACATGGGAAGTAACTGGTCTTAAGACCAAAAATGAGGGCGACAATACGAATGCTGTCGTTCAAACATACTGGAAAAAAATCGGTACCGATGAAAACGGTAATGAAGGAACTTTTTCAGGAGCAACACCATTCACCTCAGTGGATGTTCCTGCTGGTGAATTTGTTGCATTTGAAGAATTGACCGAAGAAACAGTTTTAGATTGGATTAAAGCAGTTGTTGTAGGTAACTATGAACAACATGTAAACGGTCAAATTCAAAAACAAATTGATGAGAAAATTACACCAGTTGTTGAAGCATCATTGCCTTGGGCACCTGCGCCAGCGTCAACACCAGCACAATAAATAGATAACTTAATGGAGATATTATGCAAGAACAAACAGTGAAACTTGAAGTGAGTGTGAATGATTTGAACATCATTTTAGCCGGTGTTGCCAAATTGCCTATTGAAGCGGCATACGGAGCATTCACAAATATTCAAAAACAGGCCGAACAACAACTCGGCAAACCAAACTCAAATCAGTTAACTGGACCGTTATCTAACAAGGTTCTCAACTAATGAAAGGTGAATGGTGCTATTTTAAAAGCATCTTCACTACCGATGAATGTGATTATATTCTGAGAGAGGGACTTAAACTTCCCTCTCAAAGAGCAGTCATGGGTGCTGATAGTGCTATCAAAGATGAATCATATCGCAGAAGTGATATTCGTTTCATAAGAAAACCGGATACACAGTTCGAATTTCTTTTCGATAAAATGTGGAAGTTAGCATTGCAAGCTAACGAAGATTGGTTTAATTTTCACATTACAAAATTGGATTACATCCAGTTGGCTGAGTATTCTTCCGAAGAACAAGGTGAATATAAAACACACCAAGATGTTTTTTGGATGAACAATGACCCATTTTACCACAGAAAATTAACTTGTGTTGTCCAACTAACAGACCCAAATGAGTATGATGGTGGTGATTTTAATTTGTATGATGTTACAGAAAGACCTAATGCAGAAGAAATAAAGCAAAGGGGAACAGCAATTTTTATTCCTTCTTTTATATTTCATTCAGCATCACCAGTAACAAAAGGAAAAAGACATTCTCTTGCAATCTGGTTTGATGGTCCAAAGTGGAGATAACGTGAGAACTAATTTAATTATTACTGATGATTTCTATTCTAACCCCGATGATGTGAGAGAGTTTGCACTACATCAGGAGTTTGACATACAGAATAACTTTCCTGGAAAAAGAACGAAAACATTTCTCAACGAAAGTACCAAAGGAGGCATACAAAAAATACTAGAGCCTTTTGCGGGTAAAGTAACAAACTGGAATGATGTAAATGGATTAACAGGTAGTTTTCAGTGTACAACTTCTTTAGATAGAACTTGGGTTCATGTTGATAACTATAATACTTGGGCGGGTGTTTGTTATCTAACACCGGATGCACCAGTTTCTGGCGGCACTGGTCTTTTCAAACATAAAGCAAGTAATACAATGTATGATTTGAAACAATCACTAGATGGTGAAACGCAAGACATGACAAAATGGGAACTTGTTGATAGAATAGGTAATCTATACAACCGACTTGTTTTGTATAGAGGAGACATTTACCATGCATCTCTCGATTATTTTGGCAATACTTTAGAAAATGGTAGATTGTTCCAAGTTTTCTTTTTGAACACGGAGTATTGATGAAAATATGCCGTGTTATATTCTCAACTAATCGACCAGAATTTCTTATACCAACTTTAGAATCTCACCGAAAGTATATTGATTTTGGTGAACATGAAGTTTATGGTATATTCATTGATGATTACCCACAGGGTCGTGATAACATTCAGATAGCCGAACTGGCTCAAAATTATGGTTTCAATGAAGCTGTACTTCATGAAAAGAATTTGGGACTAACTCCCACATGGACAGAATTGTGGCAGTATCTTGCGACTCAAGATTACGACTACATTTGGCACCACGAAGATGATGTTGTATTTCAGCAACCAATAAAAATACAAGACTTGATTGATTTTCTGGAAGAAAACAAAGAATATTGTCAAGTCAATATCAAAAGAAATCCATGGTATGATTTCGAATTAAATCAGCCACAGATTACTTGGCAAGATAAGTTTTTCAGAGAATATCGTTACGATGTACGCGATGATTATTTTTGGACAATGGCTTCTCTTTATCCAGCATGGTTGACAAAAGAACCTATTGTTGAAACTGAAGGTTGTAATCTTGCAGAATGGCCAGTTATGAAGTATTTTAAAGAGAAACATAATATGAAAATGGCAATTCTAAAGAACCAAGATGGCAGCAACATGCTGGAACATATTGGTTTTTATTCTCAAGGAAAGAGGGTTGAAGAAGGAGAACCTGGTTGGGAGAGGTTCAAGATGTTTGACCCGAACAAAAAATACGATTCAAAAACTGGTGTCCTAATAGTATAAATAACCCATAAAACTATGGGTATTCTATATGGCAAAACCTACCACCAGAGCGCAATTTAAAGACTATTGCTTACGCAAGTTAGGTCATCCAGTTATACAAATTAATGTGGATGATGACCAAGTAGATGATAGAATCGATGATGCACTAGCATTCTTTTACGATTATCACTACGATGGTACACAACAGATGTACCTGAAGCATCAGATAAAACAAGAAGATATTGACAGACAGTGGATTTATTGTCCAGATGCTGTCATGTTTGTCACTGGTATTATGCCCTTCGACCAGTCAAACTCATCAGTAAATATGTTTGACTTGCGTTACCAATTGCGTCTGCATGATTTGTATGACTTCACTTCGGTTTCTTATGTATCATATGAAATCACGATGCAACACATTCGAACACTCAACCTGCTTTTCTCGGGTACACCACAAATTCGATTCAACAGAAAGATGAATCGTTTACATTTAGACATTGACTGGACAAGAGATGTTGATGTTGGTGATTGGGTTATTATTGAATGCTACAGAGTTGTTTCTCCCGACACAATCACTTTAACAGGTACAACAGAGATAAGTAATTCTTCAAATGTTGTTACTGGAACTGGTACCGTATTCACACAAGAAGTGTCAATCAATGATGAGATAACAATTAACTCACAAACAAAGAGAGTTGTTAATATTACCAGCGATACCTCATTAAACGTAACCTCTGCATATACTTCTACTCAAACATCACAGACGGCTACAATTTCTGGCTACACAGATGTTTGGAACGACAGATTCCTAAAAGCTTATGCCACTGCAAAAATAAAACAGCAGTGGGGAAGCAACATGAAAAAGTTCAGCGGTATCGCAATGCCAGGTGGTGTCACGCTAAACGGTAAAGAAATATACGATGAAGCAACCGAAGAATTGGGTAAGTTGGAAGAAGATATTAAGAGTACACAATCGATGCCTAGCGAAATCTTCATGGGTTAATAATGCCAACGAATTTCTACTTCAATAATTTCCCACAACACCAGATAACCAGTGAGCAATTACTGGTCGAAGATTTGGTGATTGAAGCCATGCAGATTCATGGTATGGATGTTTATTACATGCCGAGAACTAGCCGTGATGAAGTTGACATGCTTTACGGTGAAGACCCATTAAAAGAATACCGTAATGCTTTTGCAATCGAAATGTATCTTGAAAATGTTACAGGCATGGATGGTGAAGGCGATTTCATTTCTAAATTTGGTTTAGAAATTCGTGATGAAATTACTTTGCTAATGTCACGCAGAAGATTTTCAATGCTCGGCACTTCACTGAATAGACCGAGAGAAGGTGATTTAGTTTATGTGCCGTTAGTACAAAACTTTTTTGAGATAACATTTGTCGAACACGAAAACGACCAAGCAATGTTCTATACGTTGGGTAGAGGTCGCGGCGGTAATGTTTATGTTTATGCACTGAAGCTAAAACAATACGTATTCAGCGAAGAAATTATTTCCACTGGTGTTACTGAAATTGATGACCAAGCATTTGACGAATATAAACGTTCAAAACTACTCTTTGCAAATACATCTGTATTTCCAGCAGGAACTGGTTCATTTGTTCCTGGTGAAATTATATATCAAGGTACTTCACTAGTAAATGCAACTGCACAAGCTATTGTGCATTCGTATGTTCCACACACACAAGTAAATGTTATACGTATGCAAGGAACTTTTGCATCTGGTAATGTACGTGGTAATACAAGTAGCACATTGAGGAGTGTATTGTTATTTGATACATCGACACAAGTTGGTAATGATGTATTTGAAGATATTTCAGACAATGTGAGAATAGAAACCGAAGCCGATGGAATCATTGATTTTACAGAAGCTAACCCATTTGGTGAGGCATAATGTTAGGTAATAGTCATTTTTATAATAGAACAATACGAAAAGTAGTTGTTGCTTTTGGTACAATGTTTAATGATATAGTTCTTGTCCGATATAACAAGGCGGGTACAACAGAGTATGAACGAACCCGTGTGCCACTTTCTTATGGTGCTAAAGAAAAATATTTAACTAGATTGGCTTCGGACCCAACACTTACCAAGTCTATTAATGTTTATGTGCCAAGAATTTCTTTTGATTTGGTTGGTCTATCTTACGATTCAACCAGAAAATTCAACACTATCAGTAGAAATTTTGGAAAAAATCAAGACACTGGCATTATTTCTGGACAACATTCACCAATACCATATAACTTCGAATTTGATTTGAGCATCTTTGTGAGAAATCAGGAAGATGGAACTCAAATATTGGAACAAATACTTCCGTTCTTTACTCCAGATTTTACAGTGACAGTCGATTTGATACCAAAAATTGGTAGAAAATATGATTTACCTGTTACTCTGAATTCTGTTAGTCCAGAAATAGATTATGAAGGTGATTTTTCCACAACAAGATTGATTATTTGGACTTTAAATTTCACCGTTAAAGGTTATATTTTCCCACCTGTTAGTGGAGCGGGTCTAATACGACAAGCAAACACCAATATCTACTCGGAAAGTAGAGATACAATATACCAAAAAGTTTATGTTGATATGGCATCAGGTAATGGTGTATTCACAACAGGTGAAACCATAAGGGTACCCGAAAGAAATATTACTGGTACAGTATTTTATTTTGCAAATAATTCTTTAGGTACACTCGTACTTTCAGATTTATCTAAACTGGTTGATGAGGGAAATATTCTTGTTGGAGATTATTCAAATGCAACATACACAGTAGACACTGTAGATTTAAATCCATTAAAAACAATTTCAATAGTTACAACACCAAACCCCCCTACGGCTAATGCTGAAGATGATTATGGATTCACTGAAGTAATTACAGAATTTCCGTATACATTGTTATGAAGAAAACTGACGAAAATTTATCGAAATTATTTGATATTCAACCATTGAATAGTCAAGATTCTGATTTGGTGCCAATTTCCACAGCAGAAGATGATTTTATTTTTGCAAGACAAAACATTAGAACTTTGGCTGAACAAGGTCAAGTTGCTGTAAATGAAATTTTGCAAGTAGCAAAAGCAACTCAACATCCAAGAGCATTTGAAGTTGCCGCTACTTTGATTAAGAACATGTCAGATATTAACAAAGACTTAATGGATTTGCAAAAGAAAAAGAACGATTTGCTTCCTAAAAGAGAAGAAACGATTGTCAATGTTGACAAGGCAGTCTTTGTTGGTTCAACAAAAGATTTAATAAAACAAATTAAGCAGGAAAATTAAATGGAAACCTTAGTTGAATTAATGAAAAAAGTTTTAGCCGACTCATACGCATTCACAATCAAGGCTCAAAACTACCACTGGAATGTAGAAGGTCCTAACTTTCCACAATACCACGAATTTTTTGGAAAACTTTATGAAGAAGTTTACTCCTCTATCGATACTACAGCCGAAGAAATTCGTGCCCTTGGCTCTTATACCCCAGGTTCCTTCTCTCGTTTTCAAGAGTTATCCGACATTGAAGATGAAACAGGATTTCCAATTCCAGCCGATATGTTTCGCAAACTCATCGCCGATAATCAAATAATTTTGGAGACTTTAAAGACTGCATTCAGTCTAGCAGATAACTTCAATGAACAAGGTCTAGCTGATTATATTGCAGGCAGAATTGATGCCCATAAGAAGCATGACTGGATGTTAAAAAGCATTATCAAATAATGAGCATAGGTGGTTACAACGGTAATCCAAAATTAAAACGTTCTGGTGTAAAGTTTGAGTACACGCAAGAACAATTAATTGAAATTACTCGATGCATTAAAGACCCGGTTTACTTCATTAAGACGTATGTAAAAATCGTCAACGTTGACCATGGTCTTGTTCCTTTTAATATGTGGCCCTTCCAGGAGGAAATGGTCAAGGGTTTCCACATCAATCGTTTCTCAATTTCTAAGATGCCGCGACAGGTTGGTAAAACAACCACGGTTGCAGGTTACATGCTGTGGTGCGTTCTTTTTAATGATGACTACAAGATTGCTATTCTAGCTAACAAAGGCGACCTAGCCCGTGATATTCTTGGAAGAATCAAGTATGCATATGAATATCTTCCAATCTGGATGCAACAAGGCATTCTTGAATGGAACAAAGGTAATATTCAATTAGAAAACGGTTCTGAAATCTCTGCATATGCAACTAACGCATCTGGTGTTCGTGGTGGAACATACAACTTAGTTTTCTTGGACGAATTCGCTTTCGTTCCACAAAACATAGCATCTGAGTTCTTCACATCGACTTATCCTGTTATTTCATCAGGTAAAACGACAAAGGTTATTATTGTTTCAACACCTCACGGATTGAATCAGTTCTATAAGATGTGGACTGATGCGGTCGAGAAACGTTCTTTATATTCACCGTTTGAAGTTCACTGGTCTATGGTACCAGGACGCGATGAACAATGGCGTGAAGAAACCATACGAAACACCAGTGAAGAACAGTTCAGACAAGAGTTTGAATGTGAGTTTATCGGTTCTTCATCGACATTGATACCTGGTTCAAAACTGAAGATGTTGACATTTGGTAATCCAATTCACACCGAAGAATTTATACAAATTTATGAACAACCTAAACCTGGTCACACATATATTGCTGTTGTAGATTGTGCTGAAGGTGTTGGTTTGGACCATACAGTTTGTTCTGTTGTTGATGTGACTGAATTACCATACAAGCATGTAGCTAAGTTTAGAGACAATAAAACGTCACCATTAATATTTCCTACATACCTGTATAACCTAGCAACAAAATATAACCGAGCTTTCGTTTTGGTGGAAACCCAGAGTGTTGGACAACAAGTGGTTGATATTTTACATTATGAATTGGAATATGAAAACATTTTTCGCATCGAACACCACGAAATTAAAGGTCAGCATATTGCATCTGGCTTCAAGAAAGGTGCCGCTTATGGTGTTAAAACATCAAAGTCAGTCAAAAAAATTGGCTGCGCCAACCTCAAAACTCTAATAGAAACTGACAAATTAATAACAAACGATTTTGATACAATAGCAGAATTCAATACTTTTGTAAGAGACAAAGACACTTACAAAGCAGAAGAAGGTAATAATGATGATATTGTGATGACATTGGTGCTCTTTTCTTGGTTGACAGCACAAAGCTACTTCAAAGAAATTACAGATTCTGACGTAAGACAGAGACTTTTAGATGAAAGAAATCTGCAACTCGAAGAAGAAATGTTGCCTATTGGTGAATTAAATGATGGTTTAGAAGAAGAAAAAGAGTCGGACGGACAAGACCTTTGGACTACGGTTCGTAACCGAGGTTATCTAAACACAGTTTTATAAAATCATAAATAGATTACTAGAATTAGTTCTATATAAAAAATAATAAGGAGAACACAATATGGCTTTTCAATTGTCACCAGGAGTTAATGTCTCCGAAGTAGATTTGACGACAGTTGTTCCCTCTGTTGCGACTACTGTTGGTGGTATTGCCGGAGAATTCGCATGGGGTCCAGCTAACACAATTGTTTCTATTTCAAATGAAGTAGAATTGGCTGAAAGATTCGGCAAACCAGACGCAAATTCAGCAAATGCATTTTTCGTGGCAGCAAACTTCTTGTCGTATGGTAGCGATTTGAGGGTTGTTCGTTCCGTTGGAGCCAGTGCTAAAAACGCAGGTGTTACTGCCGGCGTTTTAGTAAAAGATGAAATCGATTATCAAACAAATCAACAAACTGTTTCAAACGCAAACTTTTTCTTAGCAAAATATCCTGGAACATTAGGAAATTCTATTGGAGTTTCTTTGTGTGATGCATCTTCATACTCAACTTGGACACACAAAGACCAATTTGATTCTGCTTCAGCAACTTCCGTATATGCAACAAGCAAAGGTTCGTCAAGTGATGAAATGCATATAGTTGTTTATGATACACAAGGAAAGATTTCTGGAACCACAGGAGCAATTTTAGAAAAATTTGGATATGTTTCTAAAGCATCTGATGCTAAAAATTCTGATGGTTCAAGTAACTATTATAAAGATGTATTGAACAACAAGTCAAAATATGTTTGGTTTAAAGGTCACATTTCTTTAGCAACAAATTCTGCCAGCACTTGGGGTACTGCAACGGCTAATGGAAAAATTTATGATTC